TACAGATATAACATACCAATGGAGTCCGCCTCCAAGCTTACGATATTTAGAGGTATGTGCTGTAGGTGCTGGCGGCGGTGGAGGATTGGGGGGCACTACTAATAACTTAAGCAATCAAGGCGGTTGTGGTGGCGGCGGCGGCGCTGTTATATGGGCAACATTTCCCGCATTTTTATTAACAGATACTACTTATTATATCAATATAGGAAGAGGGGGTGCTGGAGCAACTCCGACGTCAGTAGCACAAAATGGCGGCACTTCATCATTTTACGATTCGACAGGTAAAATACTAGTAATGGCAGATAGTGGTAAAATAGGACCTAACGGAGCTAGTTTTATCACTAAAGTATCAGCTGGAGGATATACATCAGCTAGTATACCAATCGGCTCCGGATTACAGGGATGTAATTCTGGGTTAAGTGTCAATTTACCTACTCCGACAGCTACATTACGTAATGCATTACCAATTTTTAATAATTTACTTACAATCAATGGCAGTGATGTCGGTACTGGGGAATGGGGAAATGGCGGTGGAGGAGGAGGGCACGGCGGTTTTCGAACAGGTAGTTTTTTAAGGGCAGGCGCATCCGGATCAAACGGTTATCAAAATAATACTTTACTAATAAATAATAAAAACGGTACGTCATTTCCAGGTCCAGCTGATACAAACGGGGGAGACGGTACAGATAATTTAGTTACCACATTGTTACGTACTAGCGGAAGTCGTGAATCATTATACGGATTAGGAGGTGGTGGGCACGGCGGAGGCGCCTCATTAACTATAGGAGGTAACGGAGGTGCCGGCGGATTTTACGGCGCCGGAGGTGGCGGAGGAGGAGCTGTACCATTTTTAAATACTCCTGGATCAGGAGGATCTGGCAGTGCCGGTTTAGTTATATTAACAGAATACTTTTTTTAATTATGCCTAAAATTACAAATAATGTATTAATAGCTACTAGTTCAATAACACCTGTTATAGACTCAAGTTATGCTATATTTGTAAGTTCTAGTAACTTATATTTAGCATCTGCTAGTTCAGTTCAACAACTAAATTTAGATACAGGTTATATACGTATACTAGAATATACAGGTTCGCTAATTAACAGACAAGACACGATATATACATATGAAGTTAGTCCATTAGCTAAAATGGTGACAATAGCAGCTGTCGGCGCCGGCGGTGGTGGTGGCGGCGGAGCTTATAAAAATACTAATAGCGGAAATCCTAATCGCGGCGGCGGATCCGGAGGAGCAGGTGCAGGATTAGTTGTAATAACGTTAATGTCACAATCGTTACAACCAAATTATACAATAACAGTAGCCGGCACTCCATCCGGAGGCTTCGGTGCTACTACTATCAACGGTGCAGGTACGGTTGGACAAGCAGGTGCCGCTACTACTGTAGGTTCAATAATATCAGCTCCTGGCGGCGCAGGTGGATTTGCTGGTAGCGATGGCAATGGCTCTACACAAGCATCTATAACAGCTACTCCTAGTTTCGGCCCTTATTTTTTAATAGGGCATGACTCCGGACGTAGTTCCGATGGCACGGGTGTTCCACCAACCAATGCCGGACCAGACGAGCCAAATACCGGTAAATACCGAACTAATGCATATTGGCGCTCTGCTATGAACGGTATTAAAGGTATGGCAGCTGGTGGAGCTGGAGCTATTATAACAGTGACTAATACTACATTAGGACCGACCTCAGGATCAGGAGTTAACGTATACGGTAGAGTGATACCTCCAAGCGATCCGGGTACTAACGGTACTGCTCAATCAGCACAACCGTCGCCGTCTAACGTACTTAATGCGATACATTTATTCGGTTTTTCAGGTAGTTTGTTACAATGCCGGTATGGCGTAGGAGCTGGAGGAAGTGGTGGAGCATCGTCTGTCACCCCCGGTACACCTGGAGGACGTGGAGGCGATGCTGGATTCTTTGGAGCAGGTGGTGGCGGAGGCGGTGCGGGTACTGGAAGTGCTGGAGGTAACGGCGGCTCGGGTAGTGCTGGATATGTAGCTATTTTAGAATTCTATTAACATTTTCATAGCGTAATTCGATATTTATAATAAAGGTAGTCATGGCAACTAATATTCCTATATGGCCCGGTAGTTCTTCATTTTGCCCTGGCGAGACGCCGTTCGGCTTTTACGATAACGATTATGAATTTCAGATTGATACGGATAAAGTAGCTGATTGGTGCGCTAAACGTTTAGGCTTTCCGATAACAGATATCGAAATGCAAGACATACAATTTTATGCTTGTTTCGAAGAGGCTGTTACTGAGTATGGGGCTCAACTTAATGCATATAACATACGTGATAATATGCTTAATCTATACGGGGGTAGTACAGGGTCTAACCTGACAGGTAAAACTGTTAATCCAACACATGCAGGATTAATTACATTGGCATCCGCATATGGCACAGAAGCTGGTAGTGGCGGAAATGTAAAATTTTATACCGGTAGTGTTGCAATGTCTAACGGTAAACAAATTTATGATCTAGCTGATAGTAATATTGTTACTTTAGAAAACGGGGTTGCTGGCATTGATGCTATAGAAATTAAAAGAATATATCACGAAGCTCCTCCGGCCCTTGTACGTTTCTTTGATCCATTTATAGGCTCAGGTATTGGTACTCAACAAATGTTAGATTCATTTGGATTTGGTAGTTATTCACCAGGCGTATCATTTATGATGATGCCAATATATGCCGATATACTTCGTTTACAAGCAATTGAGTTTAATGATACGGTACGTAGATCTGCATATTCATTTGAACTAAGTAAAGACCGTTTACGTATATTTCCTATACCAGATGGACAAAATATAAAGAAAGTATACTTTGATTATATTCTTAAAACAGATCGGTTTACAGGTCCAGGGGTAGTAAATAGTGGTACTATTTCAGATTATTCAAATATGCCATATGAAAATGTTGTTTATGAAAATATCAATAGTGTAGGTCGACGTTGGATATATAGATATACATTGGCATTGGCTATGCAACTGTTAGGATATATACGTAGCAAATATTCTGCCATACCTATACCCAATGCTGAAATAACATTGAACGGTTCAGATTTAGTTAGCAATGGCCAAGCAGAAAAAGAAGCTTTATTAACAGAACTCAAAGAAATTTTAGATAGTATGTCTAGACAAGCGCAATTGGAACGCAAGCAAGCTGAAGCAGATGCTATGCAATCACAATTGAATAAAATGCCGTTAAAAATATATGTAGGATAATATGGCACTATTTGGTAGTTCTCGTGACGTTAGTTTAATTAAGTCGCTTAATCGTGAACTTATCAATCGATTCATCGATATAGAAGTAGCACTGTATAAATTGAACCTGCAAATAACAGGTCAAAATATATACGGAGAATCTAACAATAAAACATATTATCAGCCAGTACGTATACATAGCTTAATATCACGTGATGATCGTACAATTGTAGGAGATGACTTCGGATTAGATACAGCACGTACTGTATTGTTTTCTTTCTTTAAACCAGATTTAGAAGCACGTAATATATTTGTAGACGTAGGTGATATTATAGAACACGACCGTAGTATGTATCAAGTAGATAATATTACATATGCTCAGGAATACTTTGCAGGTAAAGATGAAGTTACAGATTTAGGATATGTGTTAGGTGAACGTGGGTCATATGGTTTAGATTTATCCGTCATAGTAGAAACACATATAACTAGACATACTGCACTTAATTTAGAACCTGTACGTTCAGGATTAAATCGTCCTAGTCAATTACCAAGGAACTTATAATGGCAAAACCACAATTAAATAAAACATATAGCACGTATTCTACTAATCCGGATATAGCTCGTAGTGCACAAATTCGTCGTGATGATGATACAATAAAAACCCCTAGTTGTACTATATACGATATAGACAATGCTATCATGTCGTTTATAAGCGATGTGATACGTCCGGAAATTGTAGATAATAATGCCATGGTGACTGTCCCGGTAATGTATGCTAATGCAGAAAAATGGGCACAGATACAAGCTAAAGGTTATATGTACGATCATAGTGATCGTTTAATGACTCCGTTAATATCCGTTAAACGTAATAGTATTACAGAACGTGATACGATGAAAAAATTAGATGTTAATTGGAGTCCGGAAACTGATAATGACTTTGCTAGAAATACATTAACATATGAAAGTCAATATTCAAAAAATAATCGTTATGATCGTTTTTCAGTTTTGCAAGGTACTCGTCCTAAGCGTGAAATATACGTATCTAATATACCAGAATTTGTAGACGTAAGTTACGATATTTTAATATGGGCAGAATATACAGAACAATTAAATAGTATTGTAGAACAAATTCTTCCTACCGGAGGATTTGCATGGGGTACAACATGGAAATTTATTACTGCTATACAAGATTATTCATTCGAAACAGTTTCTGTTCCGGGCGAAGATCGTATAATACGTGCTACAATGCCTATCAATGTTAAGGGTACATTATTATCACAATATGAATTGCGTAGATCAACTTTACAAAAACGTTATTCTGTTAAGCGAGTTTCATTCGGAACTGAAACTGAATCATTTAATGCTGATCCGGATAATGCTCCAGAAGGTGGATTTAATAATAACGGTGGATCAAATCCCGAAGATCATAATTTTCGTAAGTTGTTGTAGTATATTTATTTAAAATAAAAAGGAAAAGTTATGTCAACAGAAATTAAGTTTACATTAGAAGAATTAGAACAAATTAAACAATTACGCGATAATACAAATCGTATTATTTATCAATTCGGCGAAATTGATTTAGAACTGCATTTAATGCAACAACGTACAAACGAACTTCAACAACTTCGTACAGAGTTACAGACTGAATATCAAAATCAATCTAACAATGAACGTACATTAGTCGATGAATTAAATAAAAAATACGGGGCAGGCCAGGTAGATATTGAAAGTGGTATATTTATACCTAATTCATAATGTTTGACTAATTGCTCTGATATTTATATGAAATGATTATTAATTTAAATTAGGAGCAAACTAATGGCAGAAAAAATTGTTTCGCCTGGCGTGTTTACCAATGAGATTGACCAGTCAGCATTGCCAGCGGCAATTGCTAGTATTGGTGCAGCAGTCATTGGCCCAACACAGCGAGGCCCTGCAAATATTCCGACAACAGTAACTAGTTATTCTGAGTTTTTACAAACGTTTGGTGGAGTATTTACTTCCGGTTCAGCACGTTATGAAAATACTTACAAATATTTAACTAACTATTCTGCACAAGAATATCTTAAATATGCTGATACATTGACAGTAGTACGTGTAATGGCAGGTGCATATGCTAATGCATTTAGCAATGTAGTTAGTGCTAACAGCGGCAGTGATGGCACATCTCACGCACCATCATTCCGATTAACTGCATTATCAGCCGGAGTTCAAGAAAATTCTGGTACTGAACGTGCTGCTATTAGCGGTAGTGGATTAGCAAGTGGTTCATTTACTGGATTTTTTGGAGATCAAGGAGTAGGCGGATTATTACTTTCCGGATCAGAACAAAATCTTCGTTGGGAAGTTTCGGATGTGAGTAATACTAAAGGTACATTTACATTGTTGATTCGTCGCGGCGATGATATTACTAATCGTAAAATTATTTTAGAACAATATAATAATTTAACGTTAGATCCAAATTCTCCTAATTACATTACAAAACGTATTGGTGATATATCATATACTTTAAGAGATTCAGGCACACCCCAACCATATTTCCAAATTTCCGGATCATATGCTAACAAATCTAAGTATGTACGTGTAACGGTATTTAAAAATACAGTTAATTGGTTTGATCAAAACGGTGTGCGTCGTAGTTCTGACTTTACTGGTAGTTTACCTCAAGCTGTATCTGGAACATTTGCATTCGGTAATGATGGAGATGTAACACATCCAAAACGTTTCTATGAAACTATATTTGCCGGTAGCGGTGATCAACAACAAGGCTTCGATATGTCGAGTGCTACATATCGTACTCCATATTTAGATGCCATTAATTTATTGAAAAATCAAGACGACTATGATTTCAATTTGTTAACATTACCTGGACTAGTAGATAATAATTCAAATGCTAGCGGAATAATTGATCAGGCTCAGCAAATGATTGAAACACGAGGCGATGCATTCTTAGTTGTAGATCCGTATGCTTACGGTGGCACAATATCGACAGTAGTAACTGAAGCTGATACACGTAATAGTAATTACGTCGCAATGTATTGGCCATGGGTATTAATTCCAGATCGTGACCTAGGTAAAAATGTTTGGGTTCCTGCTAGTGTCGTTGTACCAAGTGTATATGCATTCAACGACCGAGTAGCCGCTCCATGGTTTGCACCTGCCGGTCTTAACAGAGGCGGAATTGAAATCGCTGTACGTACTGAACGTAAACTTAACCAAAGCAATCGTGATACATTGTATGATGCAAATGTTAACCCAATTGCTAGTTTCCCTAATCAAGGAGTAGTAGTTTACGGACAAAAGACAATGCAAAAGAAATCATCAGCATTAGATCGTGTAAATGTACGTCGCTTATTGATTGCTGCTAAGAAGTTTGTCGCTTCAACTAGCAAATATTTGTTATTTGAACAAAATACAGCAGCTACTAGAAATAGATTCTTAAGTATTGTTAATCCATACTTCGATAATGTACAACAACGCCAAGGCTTGTATGCATTTAAAGTTGTAATGGATGAAAAATTAAATACTCCAGAAGTAATTGATCGTAATGAATTACGCGGAGCTATTTATTTACAACCGGCAAAAGCTGCAGAATTTATTATTATTGACTTTAACATCCTTCCGACTG